GTGAGTAATCACCCTGCCAATGCCTGAGCCATCATCATCTAGGTATGACCCGCCATTGGCAATTTGTTGCCCTTTCATAATTGCCACTGCTGCGTTGACTGCAGTAATGTTGCCATTATCGATTTCAATGGTCAATGCGTTTTCAAAGGCGTCGTAGATCTTTCTGGCTTTTTCAGGTAACTCCACAACCACGTTGTTGTATGTTAGATCTGGCAGGTCTAGATGGTCGAGCGCCGCCATGCGTAGCACCTTGCCTTCTAACTTATCATAGATTTTCTTTTCACCTTCAGGCAGTAGCTTCCATTCATATCCACCAAAGCCTGATGGATAGAAATACTCAGTACGAAACCTAGAAATGTAAGGGCCAAACGTGGCACCTTGGTCAATGATAAATTGTGGGCCAAAGATGTCAATCAAACTGTTTGGCGCTGGTGAACCTGTAAGACCCCAACGACGGGTAAACTTGTTTAGCACCATTTTTAAAGTTTTGAATCGCTGTGTTTGCGTATTCTTCATGTATGAGATTTCGTCAACAACAAGAATATCGAATGGCCAAGTCTTACCATTCAATTGCGACGATAGCCATTGCAAACCTTCAAAGTTGATTGCGTAAATGTCGTGGTTTTGTTTCAACACTTTGGCTTTGTTGCCACCATGCAATACGCCAACTGCATAGCCTGCAAACTGCTCCCACTTTTTGACTTCAGCAGGCCACACACTATGCACAGGCCGCAAAGGCGCAATCACCAGCATCTTTTTTGCAAGACCTTTGGTGCGTAAGACCTTAAACGCAGACAACACAACAGCAGTTTTACCTAGCCCTGGGTCAAGCCATAGCGCACCTGAGCCACGTTCAATCAGAAACTTAACAGCTTCTTTTTGATATTCATGCGGTTCCCAATACATTGTCAATACCCTCCTTAGAATCTATGACATAAACATGGTGACCCCATGCAGCCATCTCCTTATGTTTCTTTTCTTGCAGCGGCGACACCTTGCCGCCCGGGCGTTTCAACTCGACCCAAAGAATCTTGCCACCTTGCAACAGCACAAGACGATCAGGCCATCCACGAGTAAATCGTATGTGCAGCTTCAACGTTTGTAGCTTAAGCTTTTTGCATTGCGCAGTGAAGTATTGCTCAAGGTGCTTTTCAAGAATGACTTTGGTTACCACTGACAAGGCCCGCCGTTGTCTTTACGAAAGTGGCACCATCTGCAATTGGCGCTAGGGTTTGGCGCAAAGATGGTGTCATTCTCAATCTTGAGCATGCGTTCTGCCATCCATTCTTTTAGCTCAGCCAGTTGGCTACGTTTGTAGGTAGGCTGCGCTTGCCGCTTTTGTAAGTCAATGTAGCAAATCTCGGTAGTGACTTCATTTACGTCTGGGTAGCATGCAAGAATCACTGTGGCATACAACTTTAATTGGTCACCATAGTTTCTTTCTTTACCTGTCTTCCAGTCAAGGACGTGGGCCTTGGCGCCATCGAAATACACAGCGTCATATATACCCCTTAGCCAAGCATGTGAGTCCTTAAAGCCACACATAGACCAGTCACGTGTGACGGCAAACTCAACCTCACTGCGCGTCTTCTTTGTGACCAGCTCACCAATGTATGTTTGCCAAAACTCATGTTCTGCAGGTACAAGATTCAAATTGACCAGTGCGCCTTCAAACTCACTGTGAATCATTTTGCCACGTTCAGCGGCAGTGCCTGTAGGCTCTTGTCGATGCTCAATGCGAGTTAGCTTGTACTTGTATGGGCATTCCTCATATGTCTTGATGGATGAATTTGAAAATGCCATTACGGTCTCCAGACAGAAGTGTCTAACACAACAATGATAACTGCAATGGCAAAGATAGTCCACCGCACCCAAAATTCAACATCATCTTTCATTTAGTCTCCTGATATGAGTCACCAACTTTGTAATCACTAACCATAGGGACATCCATCTCTAAGGCATTGCACATTGCCCATGTAAGGCAATCAGCCTCACGTTCAATTGCGTCAGCAGGCGCTGAAATAACCAGTTCATCATGCACACTTAACAGCAACCTACTACCTTGTCGACGTTGTTGATACAACAGCATAGCAGCCTTGGCCTGATCAGCAGCAGAGCCTTGAATCAAAAGATTGACGCCTTTGTAGTCAAACTCACGCAGACGACCGTTAATGATTTTGGGTGGCTCCATTTTGACAAGCCTACCGCCAATAGTCTTTAATGGTTGACCTAGTTTGTAACGCTTACGCATTGTGTCTTGCATGGTCTTCAAACCCGGCGCAACAGCTGTGGTATACGTATTCACCAATGCCTTGGATAGCTCCATGTCAATGCCAAGCATCTCACTAATCTTCTTAGGACCTGCGCCATACAAAATAGCAAACGATACGCCTTTGGAGTATGTCCTTGACACCTCACGGCCACTAGCCTCAGTCATCATGGTTGCTGCATAAGTATGCAAGTCAGCACGAGCATCTGCTTGATACTGCTTCATAAGGTTGCCACCTTCAAAGTGGGCAAAGATACGAAGCTCCTGTGCATTGAAGTCACATGCCACCAACCGATGTCCTTCATCAGCTAAGATGAATGACCGAATCAAGGGGAGCGAGGCGACACCAAGATCTGCGGGGAGTTGCACTTTAGGGTAACGGACAGGCGCATTTTGAAAGTTAGGCGTTGAAGAAAGTCGTCCGGTTCGGGTGCCGCCACGCTCACCTCGTACACTGTTCCAGTTTGTGTAGATTCTGCCTGTAGTTTCAGAAGCCTCCAACCAGGGCTCAATGAAAGTTGATAGACAAGTTGAGAGGTTGGCACGATATCTAAGAACATCTTTTAGCTCCGGATGAGTGATCAATTCTTCAAACGTTTCCTTGTCAGCCTTAGGTTGCCCCTTGTCTGTGGTAGGCCATCCATTTGTTTTGTCCCAGTATTCAGTAGGATAAATACTATCGACAAGTTGTTTATCGCTGTCAACATTCAAATCAGGAGAACCTAACAATGAACGAACCCAAACATTACATTTATCAATGTCTACTATTGCTTGCACTTTTGCTGCAGTCAAACCTTCACGGTCTACGCGAACCCCTAACCTTGAGTTTTCAAGTAGCATTGGGATCAGCTGCATCTCACGGAGGTAAGGCACAGCCTGCGCAGGCAAAACATGCGAAGAAGTATACTCAAAAAGCTTCGAAGTAAGCCGTACGTCAGCAGCCGCATACTTACCTACTAGTTCAACTGGGCCTCTGCAAATATAGGCACCCCATGTTGACTTTTTACGTTTAGCCTCTTCAACATTGGCAATAATCCATTCCTTCAGTTCATCGCGCTCTGTAGGTGTATCCAAGCCCCATGTCACCACAAGGTCTTTCAACGACAATGACTGCACATGTGGGTCATGCAAAAATGACAAAATCAATGTGTCATGCACTTTTGACATATCAGGGATAGGGCAATCAAGGTGCACCTCAGCAACGTCCAAGTCGAACATTGCATTGTGAAAGCAGATTTCACGGCCAGAGTCATAGATCAATGACAGCATGGCAGTGACAGCTTCCTTAGTAGTGTTGTTGCCAGTAGAATGCCCAAAGGCGTGGTACCCATCTGGATACTCGCCTTCGGGATCATACACTGCCAAGCCTACTGGAACTGGTGGGTACTTAGGCCTAGCCTCAATACCCTCAGTTTCAAAGTCAAGATAAACTGGTTGCATGCATGCTTTTAGAAACGATTGGATTCAGCCGTTGCAGTTTCTGCAGGCTCATCATTGATCATGCCAGCCGTTTCAATGGCACGCTTGGTTTCCACAGCAGCACGTTTGATTAGTGCTTGAATGACCTCAGGATCATCAATTGACCTAACCATAGTGAACACTACCTTGAATTGCGTCTTAGGGTCTGGCACCACTGAGATTTCAGTCACCACAGCCAAAGGCGGACGCTTTAATGTTGCAGCAATAGTCTGTACGTAGCTTGCATAATTCTTCAAGCTTGTGACAGGCGGGCGCAACGCAGCAACCTCAGCAGCTTCAACAGCTGCAGCATTGCCAATGCTATCTGCTGGGATCAGCAACATGCGACGTGTCTCACGGCATGCCTTGCCTTTGCCGCCGTTAGTAGCACTACCCCATTCGTTTTTAGAGCAACCTTCGCAACTGGTATGCTCAGGTGCTTCAACATTTGGTGCAGGCTTTAGCCCTGTAGCAATGGCGCCAATTGCAAAGCACTTAGGACCTACAACTTTGGTAGGGTCATAGCGCTCGCTGTAGTAAAGATGCTCAACAGGTGACGCCAAGATGACGCATGCCAACTTGTTGTCAGTAATTGAGTTGTTGCGATAAGTTAATACGCCGCCTTTAGTTGAAAGGAAGGCAGCACCGGTTTGCTCTGCCTTGACTGTTTCCAAAGCCATTGCGGCCAACTGGTCTTCAAACAACGCAATTTGATTTGCGGGTGTAGTTACGGGGGGTTTTGCCATTTGATTTCTCCTAGAGTTAACAAGTTACTTGCGACGGACGACGCTGAGTTCCCAAACCTCAGATGTAGAGGTTCCGGGTATTGCCTCACCTGCTTCCCAGCGTTCACGGAATGCAGTTGAGGAAAGCCGCTTATGCAGCAATTCGAATTGTTTGGTGCTTGCCACGTATTCATAAAACGCAGACCAGTCATCAATGGCTGGATGCTTAGTGGCTTTCATAGTTACACTTGCTTTGTCTGTGGCTGCTTTGTCAATGCCTGCCACAGACATGAGCTCCATAATGTCTTTTTCAAGCCGCCCCATTTTGTTGGTGCACTCTTTGGCTTCTTCATTCAAAGCCTCGCGATTGTTTTTAGTCTCGACGTATTGGTCGATAAGATCTTTGATGTTCATGTTACGTTAGCCTTGTGTTGTTTTATGGCAATGATTGAAAGCAGCTCAGGCTCTGGACGCTGCCAATCAATAGGTTTAACCACATCGTATTGTTGACCACGTTGTGATCGCATGGTTTCATCTGCAGGCACCTTAGCCATGTTGGCCTTGTGCACCACTGCAAACAGCTCATCAAAAGGCAACCCCATAGCATGGGCACAACCTAGTGTGATGTAGGCCAAGTCAACCAGCGCGTCTGCCGCATCTACAAGCTTGCCTTCTTCACAAGCCTTAAGGTACTCACTTAATTCCTCCATAATAAAGCGAGCAAAGTAACTTGACTCTGTAGGCAGCAGCAAGTGAGGATAGTTTGAAACAGGCAAACGCATTTTGATGCGAAACTTTTCAACCAATTCAAATGAAGTCATTGCGGGCATCCTCAATCATTTGCAAAAAGTGCTTGCACATTTCTTTTTCAGCCTGCTTACGATTTTCGTCGTTAAGCTCATCAGTAACGTCTTTACCATTGAGAATGTAGACCCATTCAAAGTCTTCAGCCAAACCTACAGAATCGTCTGCCTCTTCGTAGTTGTATTTGATAACTGACTCATCAAGGGGCTTGTCATCATCAGGCCAACCTTCTTGCCAATAGTCAGGCAGAAATGTAAATTCGTATTGATAGTCATTCATACTGTTGCCTCCTCATAGTGAGTCAGGA